ACCATGCGGCTGTGGTCTTTGAGATTCAAAACGTCTGGTGTGTAGTTGAGATACGCCGAGATCAGCTTGCCGATCTGGGCCTTCAAGACCTCTTGCTGGTCGTGAGACTCCATCAGAGCAAGCATCTGCCGCGCTTCGTCGCTCGGCATTTCGCCCGGGGCTGGCGGCTCCACGCCCAAGATCTGCGGGTCAACAATCGGGTACTTGGTGGGCGTGACTGTGCGGACTGGGTTGCGGTGGTAAATAACACTCGCAAACAGCTTTACACATTCAAACACCTTGTTGCACTGCATACGAAAGGCGGGTGGTGCCATCGCATCGGTGTAGCCGTTCTCGCCACGGGCATACGAGTTACGCCACATCCAATTGTGAGGGCCGTCAAAGAAGCTCATGGCCTCCTTGGCGTCGTCCGAGAAGGGTTTTTTGTACTTCAGCCCTTGCTCAATCTTCTTGACCCACGTTTCCGCGATTTGCCGCAGCGGACTGTCAGGTGGTAGTTGCCTTGGCATTACGGGTTTCGGCCTTTGCGCTGTAGATGGCGAGCTGCGAGGCTACGGTGTCAACCTTGTTTATGGTCGCTTGCTGGTCGGTAAATGCCCAGCAACCGCCCTCTCTCCACCCCGGATTCTCCTGCAGGCCCGGGTCATCCTTGTTGTGAACTCCGAACCGCTCCACAAAACCGAGCCCCGAGCTGAAGGTCAGGACGTTCACGGTTGTCTGGCCGGGAGTGCTGATTACCCATCCAATGCACGGGTCACTGAAGCCTCGCCCGTCACTGCTCCATAGAACGGTGTCACCAATCTTTGGTACTGGTGGCTGAAACGTCATTTTCTCTGTCTCCTAGGGGGCCAAAAGAAACGAATCCCGGTGACTCAGACCTGCGGTTTTTGCGGCGTTTTTCAGCCCACTCAACCCACCACTCCTCAACGTTCCTCTCTTTGGCCGGTGCGTGATACTTGGGGTTATATGCACACAAGTATTCAAGGCACTGGCAAAGATGGACTTCACCCTTGGTGTTGGGGGTATCTGTGACTACCGCAGTCCCTGCCACGTAATTGACTTTCTTTTTATACCGCTTGATCTCTCGCTCCAAGTCGGGAACCGACGCCTTGAGGACTCGGAGCCGGGGCGTGCCAGTAGGGCGGATGTGCAACATTGTTCTAGTGGCCTCAGTACGGGCCAGAACGTCGTCGCACGCGGCAAGAAAACTGCTCCCGGTAATAGCTGACCGAATGCCTCGCTTGGCTAGTTCCTCGGAGTATTGCTCCACTGGCAGCTTGCCGCTCCCGATGTCACGCAGCCTGCCGCCGTGCATATCCACAAGAAAGGCGTGGAATGGGTTGGTGATCTTCTTGGCGAACTGATCTGCGAATATGACGGCGTTGCAGCCTCGGATATACAGCTGGTCGTAACAAAGAATCATGTCCTCGCTAGGCGGGACTGCCGCAAAAAGAACTGCGGTCACGGTGTGGCCGGGGTCAATCACTGCATACCGGCACCAGTCTCTCGGAATGTCGTACTCGGTTAGTTCTTCTCGGTTGTACCCGTGAATGGTCATGTTGAATGTGGGGTAGACCAAGATGCTGTCGGTGACGAAATCCCCCTCGGCACGCATCCTCAGCACGTCTGAGCCAATGGCCGACCACCGCTCTATGGATTTCCTCTTTTCTTCTTGGTCAATATGGGGGTTGTCCAAGAATCTCAGCTTGAAAAGAACTATGTCAGGCTTCTCTCGTTCTAGCTGCTCTTTGCTGTCTGCTCGTTCCTTCAATCCAATCAAGGCGTCATTCTTAGAATGTGGCATAGCCGACCAGTAAAAGCGGCCTTTGCGGTCAGCCAGACGAGCCTGCATCTCAGGAATCCAATCTTCTGAATTCAAGTCCTCGTCAACGTGGCAAACGTCACTTTGAAACCCTTGTGGCGGCTCGCCCTCGCTTGAGAAGAACCAGATCGTCCAGCCGTTATGCAACTCGGCTTTCTGAATGTAGTTGGCCGATTTCAGAATCCACGACTGAGACTTGATGAGTCGCGGGGGAATCAGCGGCGGGGCGGGGCGGGCCTGTTCCTTGCGGTGGGAATCTCCCACCGGGTCGTAGGCTCTCCACTCTTTGGTGACTTCATCTCGGATGATCTTGAAGGCACCGGCCTTGAATAAGAGGCTGTACGCCACCATGCCTATGTGACGCCAATCTTTCCCAACAATTACGAGGTTGCCGTCCTTTTCTGGGTACTTGCCGTAGGGATCTTGGCCACACGCGGCTCGGGCATCTTCCACAAACGTACACAGAGACTTGCCAGATCTATTGCCCCCGATGACCAGACGTTCGCTTGCTGGGCACTTGTGGAACTCATCCTGCTGGGGAGTCGGGCGGTAGAGCCTCAAGCTCTCTAGCCGCCTGTTCGCCAGCTCGCCTTGCAAGCTCTTTAATTCCTCCCTCTGAAACTGCGATATTTGCGGCGTGGAAGGCAGAATCGGAGGGGGCGGCGATTCCGGGTGTTTCTTGGGTTGCTTGGCCATCTAAGATCCTTCCTTGAAATTGCTCAACAGCCAGCCTGAACCGGCCATCAAGCTCTGCCTCCAGCTCATCCTCAGTCCATAAGGTGAGCGGCTTCTTTGCACCGCCTTGATCGGTGTTCTTGGAAGTCAAGCGAACGATTGTCTCCAGCAACCTATTTCGCGAGCTGGAGCCTGGGGGTGCGTCGTAGTATTGCTTGACGCACATGGATGCAAATCCGTTCACCCCGCCGAAGTACATCATCAGACGCTCTAGCAGCTCTGAGGAATGCGGGATGTTGGTGCCGCCAAACTGGACTGCCTGCATGAGCAGATCCACGCCAGCCTTCTCCACCGTCTTGAGGCGGCGGTCAGACTTTCGTTTACGCCTGTCCACGACAGACTTGTTTTGAATGGCGCGGCACTTCTTGCACCGCTTCTGGGCCTCGTCCTCTGGCCCCAGCGGAGCACCGCACCGTGTGCAGCTGTTGCTGGTCATGCGTTCAGCATATCAAAAAGCAAGGGGGCCGCGTTGTGACGCAGCCCCCTTGGTCGGAGTCCATTCCTGCACGAAGAAGATCAGAACTGCGGGTTGGTGAGGATGACGCGCGCCTTTTGCGTGGCCGTGCCAGCGGCCAACGCAAGACCATCAATCCGGTTGGGAACAGCAATGGCAAGAGATGTTTGGGTGTAAGATGCACCCAGCGAGCCGCTGACGTTGGTGGATGTCGTCTGACTTACAGCAGACATCGCGCCAGCACCGCCCGCCGTGGTTACGGCAACAGTGCCATTTGCAGAGAAGCCGCCGGTTCCGACCACAACCGTAGTCGGCCCCTTTACCACGAGCCAGATAATGTCGCCAACGTTTGGTGCCGACTTGAGGTACTCGTCCACGACGCCGTACTGATAGCCAAGGTACGCAGCATCGGCAGCAGCAGCCTTGCCGGATGCGGCACCGCTAGAATCAATTTCCGGCACAGCACCGGACTTCAGCTTCACAACAGTACCAGCAACGATGTCAGTTGCCTGCTCGCCAGCGACCTTGCTTGTCTGGGCGACCCGCACGGCCAAGCAGTGAACGAGCCGGTTGCTGTTCCAAGTCAATGACGTTGGGTCAATGTCCTGAAACACCTTGATGTCGCCAACGACACCAGCACCTTCAATGTAGTTACCGCTGGCGTCCTTCGTGGCGGTTGCGCCAGCGAGGAACGTCTGGCCACGACCGAACGGAGGATCAGAATACAGACTGGACATTCGGAGTCCCTTTCTTTATCAGGCGTAGTTGAAAAGCTTGAAGAAGTTACGAGGCGACTTGAACTTGAGGTTAGCCAGAACGGACACGGCGTACCTATAGCTTTGCAGTTCCTCGTTGTAAAACGGGCCTTCTGGCACCATCAGGGTGTTTTCCATGCACCGGAGTTCCATGTTCCCGATGCTGATTCCGTAACCAGTTTCAGCCGGGATGGCGTATTCGGTGCTAATTTCTACACCGTCCTGCTCAAACACATCTGCAAATCCGTATGACCGCAAACCATTTTCGCGGGTGACGATGGTGCGTTCTTTGGAATCAAGGGCGTTGAGGTAGCCGATGTAGAGCTTGCGATCAAGCAAGACCATATCAATGGCTGACTCGCGGGTATCATTTCTTTTGCACTGCATAATTCCTTCGCGCGTCGCAGCTACGCAGTTCTTGCCCCACTTTGCGCTGGTGGTGTCGCCAGCGTTGTTCGTCCAGTAGGTGCTACTCCAGTTGACAAGAATAGGACTATAGAAG